CTACAATCCTGGCAAGCCATTCGGAAGGGCATCTGTCGCGGTAGTACTCGAGGGGGGTGATGACGTGGCGATAGAGGGCATCCATTCCGGGATCTCCAATGTCCGAAAAAAGCACGCTGGCCACGTAAGACAGCCTCGTGCCCTTTGGGTGGAAGAAGGATTCGATCCGTGGGGGCACCCGGGTCCCTCACAGTACACCACTCATCTGATCCCGTTGACGGCTTTCCTCAAGCGTTCCAGGTCGCGAGGTGTGTAGGCGGCCTGCACCCGCGTGGATTTGTGGCCGAGGATCAGCTCCCGGTCGATGATATCGACGCCGGCACGGGCCATCTCACTATTGGCATAGACGCGCAGGCAGTGGAACGAGTACGGCCCGACATCCTTCGCACGCTTCCCAAAAGACTGTATGAGCCGCAGCCCTGGGTGCATCTGCCCCTTCGGGTCGGTGTAATCGCCGCATCCGCCGAACAATCTCCCCTGCCGGGTGCGCGCGAGCAGGCCGAGCACTGTCGGCTCGAGCACATCGGCGACCGGCACGAGCCTTTCCGCCGCCTGGGTCTTGAGATGCCGGCAGACTCGGACGCAGAGGAGCCCTTCGACCTCGACGAGGTCCTCACCGTACAGCATCGCAATCTCCCCGGCCCGCATCCCAGTGTACCGGGCAATCACGGGCATTGCCCGCCAGGCGTAGGGATCGAGCGTAGACGGGCACTGCATCATGCAGAGCTGTCCGGCATCCGCCGGCGGGGGACAGGCCTTGTGTGCCTCTACGCGGCCGCTCTGGCATCTCACCCCGACGCCGGGCACAGCGCGCCGGAATGTGAGACGGCCCTCGGCCATTGCCCACTTGTACATGGCCCGGATCGCCGTCAACTCCCGATTCACGGTGCTCGGCTTTCGCGCGGCGCCGCGGTCGGTGGTCGCGGTCCGTTGCTGGTCGAAGGCGGGCGTGGACAGCAGCACGTCCCGGATCATGGCCATATCGGCATCGGTCGTGTGCTCTGGCTCATGGTCCTCGCCGAGGATGCGGAGAGCTTGCTCGCAGGACCGCACTTTCGCCCGCACGGTCGCCGGTGTCATGCCTGTGTGACCCAGATATGACGCGTAGACGTCAATCAGGCTGCCCAGGGTGCCGGTGGTACCTCGCAACGGCCCAAGCTGGGCCAGGCCAGCCCGGGCCAGCAGCTCGTTGGCACGATACCGCATAGTGGCACTCGTCGCGCTGAGCTGGTCTACGGCCACACGCATGGCCGCATTGGTGCGGGACGCGTGCAGCAGGGGCATGACATAGCTGTCACGGAACGCCCTCGCCTGTACGATGTCTCCGGTCAGCAGACTGAACCGGACGCGCAACCCTCCCAGGCCCTCGCCCGTGTCCGATGGCAGTGTGAAGTCTACGTGCCATACCCCGGCGCGCCGACGTAGGTAGCGCTCTGTCTCGGTCATGGTTCGGTCACAGCTCCCACTGTTGCGTTCGTAAGTCCCGTAATGTACGTGCATAATGGACCTTGCGCCATTCAGTCCCCGAACCCCTGTAAAACGGGCTATGGCGTTGCACCGCAGCTGGGTAGCCGTCTCCAGGGCAACCCGGCCAATAACCGGAAGCGTGCAGGAACCGGACCGGAAAGAACCGCCTTTCGGTCACAGTTGCGTCACATGGGACGGACCGACCCGGTCGGCAGGCAAAGCAGGGGAGCCGGCTGGGGGGCTGTAGAGGCACGGCAGTATTCTCCCGGGTGTTGCGGTCAGTGACATACTATCGGCACGGGATGGCTGAAATGTCAAGCGGGGGCGGGGGAACACAACCGGGGCCTCGTCAGAACTCCACTACAGCAGGCTCCACAGGATGTCCCTAGCCGCCGACCTGATGGCGGTGTAAACGTCCACGGTCCCGCGGCGATCTGGACACTTCGGGAAACTGAAGTGCATTACCCCAATCCGTCTCCCGAATAGCTTACGTGCGGCCTGCTGCCCCATCACCTCGTATCTCCCGAACGCGCTTCGGTGTATCCCAATCGCGAATTGCGGCCAACTGGGGCACTCCCGGAGGAATAGGCGTGCCATCCGAAGTGATTCAGGCACGGTGAGGTTCTTCCCCGTCGTCCGCATGTTCCCTTCCTTTCCTGTGGCCCCCCATCAGGCAACGCCCGCCTCAGAGGCGGGTTCCCCGTCGCCCGACTCCTGGGCGTCCTCGGTCAGGCCGTGCCGTTGGAACACGGCCTCAATCATGTACGCAAGGTGATGCTGGCTGTCCGGCGGCAGCCGGTCCCAGAGCTTGACCGCGTTCACCAGAGCCGCCGGTATGGTGCCACGAGGAGGAGCACCGTAGCTGACATGCACCTCGTCCAGAATCGGCAGGAGCTTCTCGAAGGTAGACACAGTCATCCCCCCGGTAGTCCGCCGCCGGTTGCAGTACGCGGTGTAGAGACTTTGGCCGATGCCCACCCTCGCCGCTGCCTCGGTCTTGGTCCGGTACCGGGCCGCCGCGTTCAGCATGCCCTTATGTATCTCTTCGGATAGCATCGTGGAGCGTCCGTTAATTCCTTACGGGGACAAAGCGCACAAGCGGTAGTTGCATTACAGCGATATGCGCTTATCGTATGTTGTGAAGTCACCCCATACCTGGAGGTCTCAGTATGAGCACGGACGCAGCAAAGGACCGCCGCACGGTGGCGGTCAGTAACGCAATCCTCCTACAGTTCAAGGCGATGCTCGCACAGCGGAGCGCCAGCGAGGGCAGAGGCATCACCGTTAAGGAAGCCGTCGAGGAACTGATGCAGCGCGAATTGACGACCGCCTGCGCTGTTCTGAAATAGCGTATATGCGCTACACATCGGATGAGATGAGGACGGTCACATGAGCATTCCATCAGGCGACTGGCTGCAGGAGCGTGACGCGCTCCGCCGGTACCAGATTGGCCGGCGGACGCTCAGGGAATGGGCGCGGGATGGCCTGGTGGCCACCGTGCGGCTCGGCCAGTCGTCATCGTCGAGACGAGTATTCGCCACGGCGGATCTCGACCGGGCATTGAGGGCGCTGGCCCGGGGCCGGGAGCCAACGCCCCGGACCGCGGCCAGGCCATAGAAAGGGCGCGGCCCCGAGTGTGGGAGAGCACCCGGGGCCGCAAAGGGAACGCAACAGAAAGGAATGTACCATGGGAACGCATGAGCCGCAAGGCTGCCCGCCTGTCATCATCCTGTGCGCCAACACCGACGACATCGTGAGGATGTCCCGGGAACTCTGCGACTACCCGCCCGATGCGCTCTGGGACGCGATGGAGGGCCTGGACTGGATCGACGCGGCCGACGACCAGGGCATTCCCGGCGAGCCGGTCCTCGTGTGGACGGGAACCACCTACGCGGTGGCCCGCTACGAGACGGACGACGGCTGGTTCGAGATGGCAACGGGCTGCCCGGTCACGGTGCAGCACTGGTGGGCCCGAGACTTCCCTGAGCCCCCGGAGGACGAAGCCGACGAGCTGCGACCGGCACCGTCGCTCGTCGAGTGTCCATGGGCCGACATGCTGCCCACGCTGGAATCCCTCACCAATAGCTTCCTCGACGTGCTGCGCCTGATCTCGTCGGTGCAATGTGCCGACCGCCTCGCCACCCTGCGCTATGTCTGCCGGCCTCTCGGTCGGGACTCGGCCTATGACTGGGCGCGGCACAAGACCGCGTTGCCGGGCGCCCTCTGCGCCCTCGCCGCTTTGGCGCCACCCGGTCGCAACGCCAAGCAGGCCCGGGAACTGTCGCGCCGGATCCTCGTCACGCTCGGGATGCTCACGGAACACCCCGAAGATCCCGCCCTCTATGAGTTCACCTGTCCGCAATGCGGCGGGCCTGTGATGCTCGGGGAGCCGTGCCGGGTGTGCGCGGTCAACAACGCCGAGGACGATGCGAACATGCGGGGGCAGGAAGGATGAGCAGCCGCACGTTCCGCATGGTGGATCTGTTCGCCGGCGCCGGTGGCATCTCCGAGGGATTCCACCGCGCCTGTGAGGCCCGGGGCCTTCGCCTGGAGTTGACGGCTATCAACCACTGGCCGACGGCCGTCGAGACTCACGCGCTCAATCACCCGGCCGCACACCACTTCTGCCAGAGCGTGTTCGATGTGGATCCGCTCAAGGCGGTCCCGTCCGGCCGTCTCGATTGCCTGGCCGCGGCCCCGGAGTGCATCTTTCACTCACGGGCACGCGGGGGCGGTCCCTGCAACGAGCAGAGCCGCAACGGGGCGCGTGACGTGCTGCGCTGGGCCGAGGCCCTGGAAATCAGGATGATCCTGATTGAGAACGTGCCGGAGTTCCAGGAGTGGGGACCGCTCTACCAGCGCGGCCCGAAGACCGGGAAGCCCATCCCGAAGTTCCGGGGACTGTACTTCCGCCGGTTCCTCTGTGACCTGCGCAGCCTGGGCTACCGGCTCGACTACGCGGTCCTCAACTCGGCCAACTACGGCGCCCGCACCGCACGCCGCCGGTTCTTCCTGATGGCGCGCAAGGACGGCCGAGACCCGCGCTGGCCGTCACTCACACATGTGGAGATGGACCCGGATCGGTTCCAGGAGTCATGGCGCAGCGCCCGGGACGCTATCGACTGGAGTCTACCGGGAACCTCGATCTTCGCCCGTCAGGCCGGCCGTATCCCCGGGAAAAAGCCGCTATGCCCGAACACCATCAAGCGGATCTGCTACGGGCTGGAACGCTTCAGCGGTCTGAAGCTCGATCCCTACCTTGTCATGCTCTACGGCCAGTCGATGGCCCGGGGCCTGGACCTTCCCCTTCCCACCATCACCAACGGTAACCACCTGGCGCTCTGCACGCCGTTCTTCGCCATTCTCCGGGGCACGGGGACGGTGCGCAGTTGGATGTCCTCTACCGGATGCTTGAGCCGCACGAGCTGGCCAAGGCCATGGGCTTCGGGGATTCCTACCAGTTCGCCGGCACCAAGACAGCCGTCAAGAAACAGATCGGCAACGCGGTCGAGGTCTGCCAGAGCACGGCGCTCGCCTCCGCAATCATCGACGCCGTGATCGCCGCAGCATAGGAGCGTGCACCGTGAGCATTGACCCCGGACAAACGCCACTGAGCATCGAGCGCGACGTCAGACGGGCAGTACGCGAGGGATTCGAGGAGGCGCACCGGCGCTCCCTGGTCCTCTACACCGGCCTGTTCCTGTTCGCTGTCCTGCTCATCATCTGCGCCATCGTCTATGCCCACGCCATTTCGGACCGGCCGGGTCCGTCCCTCCCTCCTCCCTCTTCCCCCATCCGGGCCCGGCCGGTCCACCCCCTTCTGCGTCTCAGCCTGGAATCACAGGAGTAGCACCATGCCACGGACACCAATCGGGAACTGGCTCGTGGATAGCGGGCTGCTGACGGTGACGCAGGTCACCGCACATCTCGGGCGCAAGAGTCGGGCGCACACGGCCGAACTGCTCATCGCTTGCCGGGTCCCCTGCGTGCTGGTCCCACGGGGCGAGCATGGCGGGGCCGAGCACTATTACCGCCTCGAGGATATCGACCGGGCCAAGGATAGCCTTGACCATCCTCCGGAGACCTCGGACCAACGACGCGAACGGCGCATGGCCGAGTTTGCGGCACACCTGGAGGACCTCCGCCGGGATGCCCGGGAACTCCGCGACCTGATCGTGCAGCCGGGATTGAGGCTGGCCGCCACGCCATGAAGAGGACCGCAGGCATTGACCCCGGAACACTCAGACCCAGCGAGGCTACCCGCAGGTGCAACCCCGGGCTCTTTGGTGGTGGTCCTGCCGTTCCCGCTGCCGACGTGGAACCGGGTCCTCGCCATGAGCCTGAGCCAGCGCATGGCCCTGAAGCGATTGACGCACCAGTTGTCATCACCGTCCATAGCTTCCGCCACAAGCTCGCCGACCCCGACGGGCTGTGCTGCAAGTGGGTCATCGACGCGCTTGTCGCTGGCGGAGTACTACGCGATGATCGGGCGGAGTTCGTCGCCGAGGTCCGTCACCGACAGACCAAAGTCCCCAAAACGGAAGCGGAGCGCACGCTCCTGATCCTGGAGGTACAGACATGCCCCGAAGAATCTATGTAGCATCGAGCTGGCGCAACGAGCGGCAACCGGATGTCGTCAAAGTGCTCCGGCTTGCCGAGCACCAGGTCTACGATTTCCGCAACCCCGGACTCGGGGACTCCGTCTTTCACTGGTCGGAGATCGACCCGAATTGGCAGGGGTGGGCTCGTCACCAATTCCGTGACGCCCTTCAGCACCCCACGGCAATCAACGGCTACGCGTCGGACTGGGCCGCGATGCAGTGGGCCGATACGTGCGTTCTGGTCATGCCGTGCGGCCGCTCAGCGCACATCGAGGCGGGCTATTTCGTCGGGGCCGGGAAGGAGCTGCACATCCTGCTGGCCGATGGCGAGCCGGAACTCATGTACAAGATGGCGACGGCGCTCCACACCGACACGGCGTCCCTGTTGACGGCGCTCTGGGGTGCGGACGACCGCTGTCCCTACTGCCCAAACTGTGACGGCGGGCTCAACAGCGACGGGCTGTGCCCGGTCTGCGACTACCACGGGGTGGAGATCCCGACATGAAAGACCACCGCAGCCGAATCGCGAAGTGCCTGGAGGCCGGTGAAGACCCCACGGGGCAACTGGCGTTCCTCCCGTCCCCCCCGTGGGCCCATGGCAACACCGCGTACACCAAGGTGCGCGTCGTGGGCCTGGCTACGGTCCGGGACTCCACGAGCGGGCGGATGCGCACCCATGGGGTGTTCGTCCAGCCGGTGAGCGGCACGGGGTCGCAGTACGTCAATGTCTGGTCTGGCTCCTACGCCAGTGGGGACCTCATTGACCCCACGGCACTGGCCCGGCGCCGACATTGGATCTTTAACCGCCGCGGGAATTGGTGCCACGCCATGACACGCGCCCGTCACGTCCGGGAGCGGCGGCGGTGTGTCCGCCTTGTGGCCGACATGACCCGCCACCGTGACCGCGCTGACTACAAGGCGGCTCAGCACGGCGGCCCGTGGCATCGGATCTCGGCAACGAACTTGCGCGAGTTCGCCGACGCCCTCGCTCACCAGATTGCACGCACCGAGTGGGCACAAGGGGCTGCCGACATGTTCGACCTGGCGTCCCCGTACACACAGATCAGGCAGTGGGAGCGTGACGACCAGGAGGCACCGTTATGAGCACGAACTGTATGACCTGCCTCGTGGCGCCGCGGACCGGTCCCGACCTGCCCGACAAGCTCCTGCACATCCTACAGCACTCTCTCGGCCTCGACCGCTATGGGCGGGGCCGGCCGTATCGCAACCACTACGTCCCTGGCGGGGACGACGTTCCCCTGTGTTGGTCCCTGGCCGAACTTGGGATGATGCAGGAACACCCGGAGAGCGCCCTTACCGACGGAGCCTACAGACGATGAGCACCAATACCATGACCTGGCGACAGATGGCGGCACCGATCATCGCGGCGGTGATCGCAGAGCACAAGGCGGCCGGCGAGCGTGCTGTGCGTCGAGCGCTCCGCGATGCGTACCCCTGGGGCGAACGGGAGAACCACCCCTATAAGGTCTGGCTGGATGAGTGCAGGAAGCAGATGGCGCGGGCCTTTCCCAGGCCCTTCAGCCCTGTGGAAATGCCGCTGTTTGCGGACGTGGAGGGTAAGTGCTGATGCCGAGCTGGCTGCAACTGATCCGCGACACCTACGGCGTGCCGGCTCGCCGGCGCGCGAGGATCACGTTCCGCGGCAAACCGGCGACGGTCATCGAGGGGACACACCACCTGGAGATGCGGATTCGCGTGGATGGCGAGCCGCACGGGCGCCTCGTCAACCCCCGAGTCAAGATCGAATACGAGCAGGAGGAAACGACCTGATAGGTAATCTGAGACCGCTCAAGCGATCCTGTGTCTGGCAGAAAACCCCGGCGCGGCCGCCACTGTTGGCCGGCTTCAACCTGCAGCAACGCTACTCGCAGCAACGTCGCCGCATCGCGCGCCTGCAAGCCCGGCCCGTAGGGACGGCCCCAATGGGCCACAAGCGCCGCCGGGAGTGGGAGGCGTGGTGTAAGGCGCAGCGGGCCGGGATGGGCAGGAGGCGGCTCTAATGGCCAGAGGGGCGGACAGCCGCTGGCGTCACTACTGCTGCGTGTGCCGGGAGCGGATCACCGAGGTGACCCGCAGCGACAATCCCACGCTCTGCATCGACTGCGAACCGCTGTTCGGCACGGAGGACGAGCCCGAGGACGAGGACCAGACCCGGGATGCACGCGCCCTGGAGGGCGACAGGGACACGATCATTGAGGACATGATGAGATGACGAAACCGTACCGGCCAACCCCGAAGCGCTACGGGCGCATTGAGCGCACCTGTGTCCAGTGCGGTAAGCCTGTCCGGGCCTACCACTGGGAGTTCTCGCCGACGTGCGGCCCCTGCCGCCAGGCCTATGCCGATCCGCGCAGAAACCAAACCGACACGGGATCGACGCCAACCAATGCCCCCGCGTGACAACAAGAAGTTCGGCCGCTTCGCGGTCTGTCGCAGCCTGCTCTACGACCCCCTGTGGCTGGCGGAGCGTTTCACGCGCGGCCAGGCCCTTGTGGACCTGATCGGGCTCGCGAACCATGGCCCGAAAGACGTGGAGGTCCGCGGCAACCTGGTGCACACCGAACGGGGCCAGGTGGCGGTCGGAGAACGCACGCTGGCGGAACGCTGGAAGTGGGGGCGTGGACGCGTTCGCCGCTTCCTGGTGTACCTGACAGTGAACGGCACCCTAGTACCACAGACGGGGAACGTAAAGACCGTGCTGACACTGTGTAACTATAACGCGTATCAGTTCGGCAGTACCGCAGACAGTACCGCAGACGGTACCGCAGACAGTACCGCAGACGGTACCGCTTCTTTAGAGAACTTAGAGAACAAGAAAAAGACTACTCCAACCGCGCCTGCGCCCACGTGTGAGGATGTTTCCCCCGGTCAGGGATCCCTCGGCTACCCGTCGCTCGACACCTACCACGATTACGGGGTTTCCATCGGCTTGCTGTGGACGAAAGACCACGCGGAGAACGACTACCTGCGGGTGAGGGCGTTCGGGTGGACCGATGGTCACGGCAAGCCCATCGCGGACTGGAGGGCATGGCTGTCCTGGCGCAAGAAATACATCCAGCAGGACCTCGCCCAGGTCCGGGCCGGCGAAGAGGTGGATTGGAACCGGGTAGGGAAGATCTGATGGCAGCGACGACCACACAGCTTTGGACGCCCTTCGAACAGAAGTTCATCCGGGAGTGGAAAACGCGCTGGAGCGCGGACACGGATTGGACGGGCCGGGACATGGCCCAGGGGACCAGCTCGCTGCTCTCGTGGCGGGAGTGGTTTGAGAAGGCACCCCTGGACCTCGACACGCTGCTGGGGGTGCTCGATATCATGCGGTTGCTGTCGCGGCATCGTAACGACAAGCCGACGATTGCCGACGTGCAGGACGCCTACACGTACCTCGCCAGTGACTACGTGGATGCCACCAAGGTGGCTCAGACCGCGGTGCACATGGTGGAGGCGCTCGCACCGGGTGACTACCGGCCGTCGTGGTCGGCCGTTGTGATGCAGTACAAACGGGCCGTCTCGCTCCGCCCTCCGCCCCGGGACGGTCTCTGTGGAGCGTGCTGGGGTAGCGGCCTCATCTGGGTGGCGGTCGTCAAGCGCAAGAACCGATGGTATTCGCTCGAACCGACCGAGGGGCCACGGCCGGTCCAGGCCCAGCCGGGTGCCACGTACTGCCCCTGCACACAGGGCCGGTACCTGGCGGCCAAGATTGAGGGCCAGGAGGTCGCGGCCACGCACGCCTTCAGCCGGGCCATGGCGCAGCGCTTCACCGACCACCGTCAACTGTGCGAGTTCTGCGCGGCGTGCTGTGAGCTGGCCGACGCGAACGTGAGCGAGGCCTCGGCCCAACTGGCGCACACGGTCGATCACCACAGTTTCCGCGAGTGGGCAACGGGAGTTGCCAGCCAAACGCCCGAGCCGGACCACAGGCTACACCGGGACGACGTGGCCCCGGGGCCTGACCCGGATGACATGGACTGGATTGGACCACAACCAGAAGGAGAGGACGATGACCCAGCAGACGGCACAGGCGGTTGACGGGGTACGGATGGACTTCGCTGAGTTCATCCGGCAGCAACGGGATGGCGACTGCGCATTCGAGTGCGCGGCCAAGATGGAGCGCCTGATCGAGGCGGTCCGCGAGAAGGGGGCCGCGGGAGAGTTCACGCTGAAGATCGAGGTCAAGCCCTCGACGGCCGGGGACGGGACGCAAGTGCTGATTACCGACCATCCGAAGATCAAGGTGCCGGATCCCAAGCGCAAGCCTTCCCTGTTCTTCACGACGCAGGACAACGGGCTGTCACGCCGCAATCCCAATCAGCTCCGGTTTGAGGACCGGGCCGAGACGGATGAGGACCGGCAAGCCTGGCGCGCGAGAGACGACCAGTAGGCCACGAGGCCAAACCGCAGGGAACGCAACAGACAGGAGCAGAGGACAGACATGGCAGGACAAGAGAACATGCACAACGCGAGAGTTGAGGCCGACGCCCTCGGGCTGGACGACACCCCGGGCACGGCGGCCGTGTGCCTGCGGGCCGGCATGGCCCTGATGCACGTCGTCCCCCAGGACATGGACGGCCGGGGGCGTGCGACGCTGGGGGGGTGCATGGCGGTGCCCGACGGCGTCCACCTGGAGAAGACGGCCGAGCTGTACCCGGCGATCCCCTCGCGCAAGACGGGTACCGTGGAGCTGACCGAGAAGGGGTCCTTCGTGGAGTACGTGAACGAGCACCGGTTGCCCGAATCCCGGATCTTCGCCGAGGCGACCACTGAGCGCGCCGTCTACACGGCGATCCTGGACTACCACGAGGTCGGATTGCAGGGCGAGGCGGGATGGTGCGAGCACCGGGCCGTCCTGGCGCTTCAGCGCTCTCCTGAGTGGATGCGCTGGGCAAAGCTCGACGGGAAGTACGTCGAACAGGTGGAGCTCGCGGAGTTCCTCGAGGAACACGAAATCGACATCGTCGATCCGCCGGGCGCCAAGATCCTGGAGATTGCCCGGACGCTCAAGCTGACGATCAACACCAACCTGAAGAGCGCCCACGACCTCACGAATGGCAACACGGTCCTCCAGTACGAGGACCACACGACAGCTCTGGCCGGTGAAGCTGGGAATGTGACGATCCCCGAGCGTATCACCATCCAGCTCCGGCCGTTCGTCGGGCACGAGCCCCAGGAGATCGAGTGCCTGCTCAGGTACCGGCGGCGCGAGAGCAAGGTGTTCTTCATGATCCGGATGCTGCGCGTTGAGGAGTTTATCGAGAACGTGCTCAAGGCGACCTCCGCGCATCTGCGCGAGGTCACGGAACTGCCGGTGTTCGCCGGCAACTACGTCAACGGAGCACCCTACTGAGTCCTCCACCCCGCCCTTTGGGCGTCGTCGTGGCGCCCGGGGGCAACCAGACGAGGAGTAGGCGCCGGTGTCCGCAGCGTACCAGTACAATGGGGTGACGATTCACCACAAGGTTGCTACAAGCACATACCATGCCAATAGTGCCAATATTGCAAAAGGTGTAACATTTTTACAAAACTGCAAAAGTTAGCAAGTTATGTGCCAACTAGCGGACGTTCTGGAGGGCCTCCGGGCCCTTCCGGCGGCGTCCGTGCATTGTGTGGTGACGAGTCCGCCGTATTGGTCGCTGCGTGACTACCAGCTCGAACCGTCCGAGTGGCCGGCCGTGACCTATGCCCCCATGCCCGGGCTCCCGGACGTGACGGTACCGCCGATGGCCAGTCAACTGGGCCTGGAGCCTGATCCGTGGTCGTTCGTCGGTCACCTGGTCGCGGTCTTCCGGGAGGTCCGGCGCGTCCTCCGGCCGGACGCTACGGTCTGGCTCAACATGGGGGACTGCTACACGTCCGGGGGTCGCGGCGGCGCCAACGGGGATAAGGGCCCGCATACCGGCCTGGCCAGGGGCCAGGAGGCGAGCAGAGCCGCCCACCACGCCATGGCGAGCTGGCGCCGGGACAAGGCCGCTGTCGGGGACAACACATGAAGATGAAGGCACTATCCCTCTGGCAACCGTGGGCTCAGGCCATGCGGTGTGACATCAAGAGGATCGAAACCAGGTCATGGCCAACGACATACCGGGGGCCGCTCGCACTCCATGCCGCAAAGCGCTGGACCAGGGAACAGCGTGAGCTTTGCGACCTATGGCCCTTTACTCTTTGCTCAGAGGGCCTCAACGGCTCCGCGTTCGGGGCCGTGATCGCGGTCGTTGAACTCTACGACTGTGTGCCCACAGTCGATATCGAGCCGAGGCTCACGCCTCGAGAGCGGGCGATTGGGAATTACGCCCCCGGCCGCTTCGCCTGGTTCACGCGGTACGTTCGGGCCACAGGCCCGGTCTTTCTCACCGGCCGCCAAGGACTCTGGAACGTCGATATCGACGTGGATCCGTACCCCCGGGCCGTGGACGTGTTCGAGGACTGCGAGCAATGCAAGCGGGGCATGGCCTCGACACGGCTCCGGGTAATGACCGACCGCAACGGGTTTGTCTACGGCAAGACGCTCTGCCAAACGTGCTACCGGGAAGAGGTAGGGCGGGAGGTCGCAGCCGACGCGCAGCGTGGCGCTACAGACATTGGCCCAGACTGGGCACGGTAACAGCCAGCAGGATGACTACGACCATGGGTAAGAAGCATCTCCAGATCGGCCAGATATGGACGGCGACACTCTACTGTCACGATGAACCGAAGCCACTTGACGGGTTCAGCTTCCTGATCGTGGCCAGGAGGGAACGGTGGTGGGGGCGTCCTGATCGTCGCTCCGCAACAGTTCGCGCCAACGATCCCCGGGTAGGCAGCATCGCCCGGGGGCGCTACCTGTGGTTGGCGTCGAAGGTGGACATAGCGCCCACCGTCTACTGCCCGCAAGCGTGGTGGTTTGACGACTACGGCGTCGCCGTGGTCGGCACACCGCCTGATGCTAGGCGCTTCGTGCTCATTCGCAAGAGCCGAGGCGCAGCGATACACCGGGTGTACGGGCTACGACCTCTCGACGTGGTGTTCCTCGGGGCCGCCGCTGACTGACGCATCGCCCGCACGAGCCGTTCTTGTGCGGGCTCTCTCAGCGGGGTATCGTTACTTACGGCAACGTTACAAGGAGATACGACATGTCGCAGGCCGCCAGCCAGAAGCGTCGGCAATTTGCCGACCATGTGTTCGCCGGGTGCAGCCTCTCCGACGCCTACCGCCGGGTCTACCCCGCCTCCACAAAGTGGAAGCCGCACACGGTCTGGACCAAGGCAAGCGCCATGGCCAAACATGGTGAGGTTTTGGGTAGGTTGACAGAGCTGCGCGGGGCAGTGACAGAGGAGGTCGTGGCTACGAAGGAGCGGGCCTGTGCGCACATCGCCCGCATGATGTTCGCGACCTGGTCCGAGCTGGTGGACTCCGAGGGATACCTCACCCCGGAGGCCCTCGGGCACCCCGCCCTTGAGCATATCGAGTTCGAGCTCACTCCTGACGGCCGGCCATACCTCTCGAAGGGCAAGCGCGCATCGGCGAAGGGGCTCTTCGACTCTCTGGCCAAGGCCATGGGCTGGAACGCGGAGGCGGACACCGCCCCCGGCTTCTCGTTGGCGGACCTGATCGACGAGGTCAAGAGGCGGGAGACCGCAGCCCGTGGCACATGACACCGATCCTCCAACCATTGAAGCCGCCACAGTCATCCTTGAGGGCGCCGCCGCCAGGCTCGCGGAACACTTCGATCACGTACAGATCGTCGTGACCTACCCCGCGCCCAATGGGGCAACGCGTCTCGTCGCTTCCGGTGAAGGCAACTGGTATGCCCGGCTGGGCGCGGTTCGCTCCTGGCTGAAGCGGCAGGATACCCACCGAGGAGGCCGAGGTGTTTAACGACGTCCAGGCCGAGACCCTCGAGGACGAGGACGACCCCGAGGAGCAATGGCGCCATGCCTAGAGCGGACAGCCTAGACGACCTTATCATGTCGTTCCGGCGGTACCGGCGCAACGCCGCGGCGTTCGCCCGGGAAATGCTGGGAGCTGATCCGACCGAGGACCAGGAGGAGGCACTCCTTGAGATATCCGACCCCGGGGCTCACGTGTCCATCCGGTCGGGCCACGGCACGGGCAAGACCGCGCTGCTGTCCTGGGTGGTCCTCTGGCACGTCGCCTGCTTCGAGGACTGCAAGATCCCGTGCACGGCGCCTACTGGACACCAGCTCTCTGACCTCCTCTGGGCGGAGATGGGCAAGTGGCACGCGATGATGCCCTCGCTGCTCCGCAAGGAAATCGTCATCTCGGCCGACCACGTGTTCGTCCGCGAGGCGCACAAGACGCGGTTTGCGGTCGGTCGGACGTCCCGGCCGGAGACGCCGGAGGCCCTGGCCGGCTTCCACGCCACCAACCTGCTGTATGTCATCGACGAGGCCTCGGGGATCCCCGAAAAGACGTTCGAGACGGCAGAGGGCGCCCTGTCCACACCCGGGGCCCGGGTCATTATGACGTCGAACCCGACCCGCACGGACGGCTACTTCCACGCGTCGCACCACAAGGACCGCCCACACTGGACGTGCCTCCAGTTCTCGTGCCTCAATAACCACCTGGTCGATCCGGCCTACCCGAAGCGCATGGCCTCGAAGTACGGCCCCGACAGCGACGTGTACCGCGTGCGCGTGCTCGGGGAGTTCCCGCTCGGCAGCGCCGACGCGGTCATTCCCCTGGACTGGGTCGAGGTCGCCGTAGGCCGTGATATCGACCCAGCGGGAAGCACGGCCGTCGCCGGCCTCGATGTCGCCAGGTTTGGGGACGACTCCTCTGCCCTGGTAATCCGCACGGGCCAGTGCGTGACGTACACAGAACAGTGGTTCAAGCAGGACACGATGTACACGACCGGGAAAGCCGTGCAGGCCTACCAGGACGGCTTGTTCAAAACGCTGTACGTGGACGTGATCGGCGTGGGCAGCGGCGTTGTGGACCGCCTCAAGGAGCTCCAGGTGCCCGTCGTCGGCGTGAACGTAGCTGAGAGCGCGGCGCACGGCGACCGCTTCTACAGGCTCAGGGATCAGCTCTGGTGGGACGTGCGGGAGTGGTTCGAGGTCAAGACGGCCGCCATTTCCCCGGACTGCAAGGACGTGGACACGCTGATAGGAGAGCTCACGGCTCCCACGTACTCCATAACGTCGAAGGGGCAGATCAAGGTGGAGAGCAAGGACGACATGCGTCGGCGCGGCATCGCATCCCCGAACCTGGCCGACGCGCTCTGTCTGACCTTCGCCCGGGGCACGGTCCCCATGGCCAACACGGTACGCACTCACGAGATACAACCCGCTCAGGGATGGGCAGGGCTCCGCCGGGGCCAACCCACCAGAGCACAGAAGAAAGGACTCTGACCATGGTAACAATGACAGGTGGGATCCGGCGACTGCCGGACGGCGCCGTGGAGATGGACGTCGAGGCCGTGCCGAGCGGAGTGCCGACATCGGCTGAACACGAGTATGCCGACCACGTGCTCCAGTTCATCCGTCAGTACAGCGCCCGGTCCCGGGATGTCCACAGTAAGCCGTTCGCCACGATGGACGAGATTGCGAACGCGGTCGATGCCCACGCCGCCAGCGGCGCTGAAGACCCGATCATTGAGCTGCCCGCCCTGGTTCCACAGTCGCCGGTGACTCACGCAATCGAGTTCGGTGTCAGGATCACGGAACGGCCGGATGGCCAGTTGCACGTCGCGACGGCCGGCACAGCCCAGGGCCTTCCCGGCGGCGCCGTCAAGCAGTGCGCCGACCACCTGTTCGGGTTCATCCGGGCGTACAACGCGCAGCGGGTCGCCGGCGCCCTCACCAGGTAGCCACGTGAGGACCCCCAAGCCCAGACTGGCGGACCTACGGCGTGCGGCGGGATTCCCGCGACAGCAGGATGTCGCGGATCACCTGGGCTACCACGTCTCGACGATCCAGCAGCGGGAGGCCGGGGCGATCCGCCCCCCTCCCGAGTACATCCTCTGGCTGCAACTTCGCGCCCGAACACACACGGAGAGACTGCCATGAGCTTCGCGGTGCCCAGTGAACTCGATACGGTCGTGCGCTTCTCAGACTGGAAGCGGGAGACGCCGCCCGGCCAGCTCGCCTGGATTTCTGCCACTGTCCAGCACGGTGATGACGCATACAAGCCTGTGTGTGTCTTCACGCAGGTAATCCACTTCGACCCGACCGCCAGCACGGACGCCCAGATCATCCAGCAGGTGATAGACACGGCCGTCCGTCGCGTGCTCGAGGGCCACTTGGCGGCCGTTCTCTCCTGATCCGCTGTAAGCCTACCCCCTGGACCTACAACTGTCCTTCGAAGCCTGCAATGGCACGACCTGGACCAAGTCGTGCCACGGTGGCATGCTGCGCCAGCTCAGGGCGGCGGCGGGCACCGCCACAAGTGATCCAGGCGTTAGACTACGATGTGCAGAACATCTGATCGACAATAGACGATATTTGGAGACAGCAGAATGACGCAGAAATCGCTGAACCGCAGCCTCGTCGGAGCCAAACTGGCCAAGGAGGACGAGTTCTACACCCAACTGTCCGACATCGAGCGCGAGCTCAAGCACTACAAGAAGCACTTCAAGGGCAAGACGGTCTACCTCAACTGCGACGACCCCCGCGTGAGCAACTTCTTCCACTACTTCTCCTACAACTTCGAGAAGTTGGGCCTGAAGAAGCTCATCGCCGCCTGCTACAAGAACCAAGAGATGGACTTGTTCAGTCAGAACGACTCCGAAGAAGCCATTTGCCTTGTCTACGAGGGCGACGAGGACGGCAACATGGTCCCCGACCCGGATGAGATTGGCATCAAGCCGCTCAAGGGTGACGGTGACTTCCGTAGCGCCGAGAGCATCGAGCTGCTCAAGGAAGCCGACATCGTTGTTACCAACCCGCCCTTCTCGCTCTTCCGTGAGTACGTGGCCCAGTTGATGGAGTACCGCAAGAAGTTCCTCATTGTCGGCAACCAGAACGCCATCAGTTACAAGGAGGTCTTCGCGCTCATCAAGGCCAACAAAGTATGGCTCGGCGTAAACAATGGGAACATGTGCTTCAAGGTCCCAGACTACTACGAGCCCCGTACCACCCGCTTCTGGGTGGACGAGCATGGGCAGAAGTGGCGAAGCCTTGGCAATGCGGGGTGGTTCACCAACTTGGACTTTGCCAAGCGCCACGAGGATCTGATCCTCTACAGGACCTACGACCCCGAGCTGTACCCCGACTATGACAACTACGACGCCATCGAGGTCGCCAAAGTCGTGGACATACCCATGGACTTCGACGGCGTCATGGGCGTGCCACTCACCTTCCTCGACAAGTACAATCCAGACCAGTTTGAGATTCTGGGGCTAAGCGGGTCTAGCTACCCCACGACGAAGAACTACGGGAAGAAGGAGAGAGTCGTGGATGGCGCCCGCAAGAAGTCCAACACTGGAACCCTTGGCTGTGTCGTCAGGACGGCCTCCTTCGGCGCGGGGACTCACTTCGATGTTGGCTACCCCGTTAAGGGCATCTACAGGCGGTTGTTCATCCGTCGTAGGGAGAAAACCTCATGAAGATCGATCTAAAAGAAGTCACCGTCCGCGAGCTCACCGAGGACTACACCGACAATGAGGAGCTGGGTGTCGTGGCCTACTCGAATCGGCTGGATGTGCGGCCCAAGTATCAGCGGGAGTTCATCTACAAGCCAAAGCAGCGGGACGCAGTCATCAACACGATCACTAGGGGCTTCCCGCTCAATGTCATGTACTGGGCAGTGCAGGGGGACGAGCAGTTTGAGGTCATTGACGGACAGCAGCGAACCATCTCCATCTGTCAGTTTGTGGAAGGCGACTTCGCGGTGAAGGTGGGGAGCGTTGAACAGCCCCGCTACGTCCACAACCTCCAGCCCGACGAGAAAGAGCAGATCCTTGACTACACCCTCATGGTCTACCTGTGCAGCGGCTCCGACTCGGAAAGGCTCGATTGGTTAAGGAGCTCGACCCCGCTAAGCTTGAGACGGAGATGGCCGAGCTAATGGCCGATGAGGATGTCACCAGGAAGCGGGGCATCTACCCCTATGTCTTGAACCGCGAAGAGCGGAACTTGAGCATCAGGAGCTTCACCGACAACCAGAAGCGGGAAGCCTACGAGCGCCAGAAGGGGATCTGTCCCGTTTGCGGCAACCACTTCGAACTGGCACAAATGCAGGCTGACCATATCAAGCCGTGGAGCAAGGGCGGCAAGACCATCAGCAATAACGATTAGCGTCAGTGGCGCGGCTTGTCCGCGTACACTGCACGCTCTGGTTGGGGCTGCCCATCCCGACCGGAGCGACAACAAACACAGGGCAAGGAGACGGTCATGGCAGCAGCACGAGGAAATGCAGGACGCGGAAGCCGGGGGGCTTGCGGCGGAACGCGCAGGCGCGACGGTAGCGGCGGTGGCAAGGGCAACCGGGGAACGCCGAGGCAGCCCGCCCCAAAGAAGGGTAAGTAATCATGCGGGGCGGCAAGGCCGGAAACCTTGTCGCCCCAACTGCAAGATGCTGTGCGAGGACGACAACAGAAGAAAATCGGGGAAATGAAAAGGTCCTAACAAGATGAATCCACGCTATCGGCGGGGGCCGCCGAAGCGTGATTCACAGCGTTGGGCGATCCGAAGAAACGGAAGCAGACTACGAGAACTGCCGCCGCTTCGCTCTGGCAGTTCTCACCGTCCGTCATCTATTCGTAGGCCCCCTTGCTCACCCGTTTCCCTCGATTTTCCCTCCTCATCCACAGCCTACTGTGTGTCAGGTAGGCGCCAAACGACCTGTAGAGTATCCCTATAACTGAATACCGGGCAGCAACGGGGCTGATCTCCCGGCGCTGCAAAACGCGCAAGCGTTAAGGGTGGTCTGCGGAAAATCCACCGTTTTTGTTGCCCGGATTCTCCCAACATGCGTTGCCGGCTGCGCAGGGCACCGTGGGGCTGCCCGAAAGCCGGCACTCAGAACGTATGAGCAGGTTTCTCCAGGCAACAACGGACGACGAAACAGTGATCGCGCTGGATCCGGACTATGCCGACCAGCCGGATTTCGCCATCGCGCCCGAGCAGCCCGGCTCTTCCCTCCCGATCACCGCTCTCGAGACCTACATCCGAAACTGCTGGCAAGAGGCCCAGCAGCACCGGCGTGATATCGGGGTGGATGATCGTCTGGAAGCCTGCCTCCGCGCCTACAAGGGCGAATACGACGCCGCGACCGCCCAGGAGATCGCCGCGACCGGCGGCGCCGACCTCTTCCGCAAGCTGACCATGCACAAGGCCGACCAGCTCGGCGCCTGGATCCGGGACGTTCTCGCCGCGGTCGAGGATCGCCCGTGGGACGTAGAGCCCACCATCCAGCCGGAGCTCCCCCCGCAGGTCCGGGAACAGGTAATCACCAATGCCATGCAGCAGGCCTACGCTCAGGCCCCCCCGGATCAGCTCGCCGTAGCCGCCTACGCGATTGCGAGCGAACTTTCTGACCAGGTTGCGGACCAGCTCAAGGCGGAGGCCGAGGCCCGGGCCGAGGCCATGGGCGAAACCATGCAGGACATCCTGCAGGAAGGCGGCTGGGCAAAGGCCTTCACCGGGTTTGTCGATGACTACAAGATGTACCCCAACGCGTTCGTGAAAGGTCCGGTGGTGCGGATCGAGCGGCGACTGTCCTACGCCCCGGACCCCCAGACCGGTACTATGCGCGCACAGGTCACCGAGGAGCCGATCCTCGTCTTCTCCTCCCCATCCCCATGGGACATCTACCCGAGCCCGCACGCCTCGAGCTGCCAGGACGGCTACATCCTGGAGCGCGGCACGATCACCCGGCGTGAGCTGCACAGCCTCCGCGACCAGGACGGCTACAGGACCGAGGCCATTGAGGAGATCCTGAAGCTGTCGCCCCAGCTCAACCCCATGACCGGGCTCTCCGTGGACAACGCCACCGACCGCCTGGACCTCCTGGGCAAGCCCGGGACGTTCGAGCCCACCAACGACGCGGAGCTTGAGCGCATCGAGTTCTGGGGCACGGCGTCCGGCCAGATGCTCGAAGACTGGGGATTGCCCGTCGACGATGTCCTCGCCGAGTACGACATCATGGCCGTCATGGCCGAGGACCGGTGCGTAAAGGCCATCGTCAATCCCGACCCCCTGGGCCAGCGCCCCTATTCCACGACCTCGTTCAAGCCCATCAAGGACTCTTTCTGGGGCCAGGGCCTGCCGGAAGTGATGGAGGATATCCAGACAGAGGCCAACGCGAACATGCGGGCGCTCTGCAACAACCTCCTGATGTCCAGCGGCCCGATGATGTCGGTGGACGTGAACGCTCTGCCCCCGGGCTACAACATCCAGGGCATTGGCCCGTGGTACATCCACCAGTACGACGGCAGCAAGCTCACGCCCGGGCACCAGGGCATCAACTTCACAGACATCCCCTGCAACGTGGGCCAGTACATGACCGCCTACCAGGAGGTCAAGCGGGAAGCTGACGACGTCACCGGGATCCCCGCGTTCATCGCAGGCAGCGGGGAGACGCGCGGTGCCGGCGAGACGGCCCGCGGCCTGGCCATGCTGATGAACTCGGCCAGCAAGAACGTCAAGGAAGCACTCGCCCGCATCGGGTGTGACATCCACGTGGATGTTCTGCAACGGCTGTTCACCTGGCTGATGATCTACCACCCGGACGAGACGATCAAGGGCGATTGCCAGATCAAGCTGTCCGGCCCGCTCAGTGTGATTGCCGAGGAACACGGCCAGATGGCTGCGGGCGAGTTCCTGAAGAACACGAACAACCCCGTGGATCTTCAGATCATGGGCGCCGACAGGCGTGCCAACGTCCTGCGCCGGCACGCGCAACTCCTCGATATGCCCGAAGACGACGTAGTCCCCCCTGCTGATGAACTCCGGCAACGCATGGCCGCCCCGGCGCCGCCCCCTGAGCCGATGTCCGCGCCGCAAGCACAGGGGGCAGTCGCATGAAGAACATGGACCGGGACACCATCGAGGCCGTCTTCAGTCTCCGCAACAACACGGCATTCCGCCGCGTGCTCGCCTACATGCAGGCCGAGCTTGAGGCGGCCGCCCTGGTCCTGATCGAGAAGGATTCGCCCGAGGATCGCGGTGCCGCCAAGTGGCTGCATGGCTTCCTCGGAACCGTATCGGCGACGAAACCGGATCCCGCTACCGGCAACCTGCCAGGCGCGATCCGGCCGGAAGCGCCATCCCTGCCCATCGGGCTCCAGGCCCAGGGCGCAACCCCTGTCCAACGGCCGCAGCCAGGACACAACAGAGAGCCCATCGGAGGCGCGAGCCCCCAGGGCGGAGGTAGGTAATGCCCCACGAGACACGCGAACAGGTAGAAGCAGAGGTCGCCGCATTCACCGCGCGTATGGACGCCCATCCTCCACCCTCCGTGCAGGCTCCGAGCCCGCCTCCGTCCCTCCCGGGGACGCCGGAACTCGGTCCCACCGCAGCGGAGCCCGTGGACCTGAGTGTGTTCTTTGCCCCGGCCGACGGCGACGCCCTCGGGGCTCCGGACCCTGACCCCAGCCCAGAGCCCGCCGAGAACCGACTCGCCGCCCCGTCACCCGAGAAGGACGCCGATCCGGCGTACTGGCGTCAACGTGCCCAGAGCATCCAGGGGATGTTCGACAAGTTCCGCAATGAGGCCGCCCCGCGTGAGCAGGAGTTGACCCACCAGGTCCGCCAGCTCACCGATGCCCTGGCCAACTTGGGGAAAAGCACGACGACAGCCCCGGACATGGCACCCCCGCCGGTCGTGACGCTGGACGATATCACCGACGAGGAGGTAGCCAAGCGCTACAGCCAGGCGGTGATTGACGAGTACGGCCTCGATGAGCTCAAGCTGAAGATTGCCGAACGCCGCACCGACCAGGCTATCGCCGAGGCAGACGCGCGGAAGCGCGCCGGCCAGGAGAGCCAGGCCCGCGAGGCACAGGGGCAGTTCTGGTCACAGGTCAATCGCCTGGTTCGTGAGACGCATCCGGATGTGGACGCGGCGATCCTCAACGCCTCAGACCAAGGCTGGTTCGGTTTCCTGAACGAGCCCGAAGGAGTTGCCGGCACACCGCGGCGCACAGGCGCCGGCCAGGCCGTCGCCACCGGCGACGCCGCCACAGTCGCCAAGTACATCCTCGCCTACCTCGACGCATCCCGTGAATCCACCGTCCGCCGGCAGGCCGCCCCGCAAGGGCGGCCCGTAGGCCCCCGGGCCCGGCCGGCAACCCAGCAGAAACCTGTGTACACGACTCAGCAGGTCGATGCCTTCTACGACGCCGTGCGCCGGGGGACCTTCGAAGGTACCCAGGCCCAACGGCAGCAAATCGAACGACAGATCGCCGATGCGGCAGGCGAGGGACGCATCCGACACTGATGCGGACCGGCGCCGGCACGGCACAGATATGAGGTGACATCATGGCTTTGGATGCTGTTCTCGGCGCCGTCAACTACTCCTACGGTGGAGACGTCGACTACATCCCGATTCTCTACGGCAAGCAGTTGCTTGTGGAGTATCTCGAAACCGCCGTGGTCCCCGCGATCACGAACACCGACTACCAGGGACAGATCAAGGAGCAGGGCTCCGAGGTCATCATCTCCAGTCTGCCGGACGTGACCGTGGAAGACCACGAGCGCGGCGCGGAAGTCGGTGACTACGAGGAGCTGGAAAACCCCAGCGTCTCGCTCACCATCGACTACGCCAAGAAGTACAAGTTCCGGGTAGGGACCATCGACCAGGCTCAGGCCCGGTTCGTGCTGGCCCCGAAGTTCCTCCAGAAGGCCGAATACGCCATGGAGATGGCGGTGGACCAGCACTGGTTCAGCCAGACTCGGACCACGGCCGCCGCTGCGAACGCCGGCGTCACCGCCGGTGCGGACAGCGGACTGTTCGACCTCGGGGTCACCACCGACCCGCTGATCCTCTCCAAGACGAATGTCCTGGACTGGGTCTCGAGCGTGGCCACCGTGCTCAGTGAGCAGAGCGTGCCCGAGGACGACGACCGCTGGATGGCGATTCCCCCGTGGATCCAGAACCTCATCGACATTTCGGAGCTCCGCCAGGCACACGTGTCCGGCGACGACCGGAGTTCCCTGTACCACGGGCGCCCCATCGGCGCGTTGCACGGCATCATGCTGCACCGCACCATGGCGAACTACAGCGCCACGGTGGGTGCCAACGTCGAGTGGGACATCCTCGGCGGTCACCGCTCCGCAGTCACGTTCGCGACCCAGGTCGTGGACTCGGACAGCCTGAAGACGGCCCAGTACTTCGGCAAGCTGTACCGCGGGCTCCAGGTCTACGGGTTCAAGACCGTCAAGGGCGAAGGTCTCGTGCACAGCGTCGTCACTGGCGCCGTGCTCAACGCATAGGAACGACGGACTGATGAACTGCCCGGGCACAGGAGCTTGAAGGGAGTGCCCGGAGCAGACCCGATCCAGAGGACCGCAGAGCAGCACAGGAACATGCCCGGAGGACAATCACCATGGCATATGTGGACAATCTCCCGACTGCGACGGAACTCCCGTTCCAGAGCAGAGGCAAGCATCACCAGGTCTCCATCGACGTCGATTTCAGCGTGACGGGAAACTCGCTCGCGCAGAACGACCTCATGGGGCTCCTGGCCATCCCCGCGGGGATGGACGTCGTGAGCGCCAAGATCAAGGTCACCACGGCCAACGCGGCCGTGACAAACGTTGACCTGGGCCTCACCGCCGATGACGGCACCCCGGCCACGGCCGCGGACCTGATCGACGGCGCCACCCTCGGCACCACCGGCTACAAGTCCGGAGCCGGTACCCGGGTCCAGACCACGGCCGACATGCTGGTCGTGCTGACCAACCTCGACGCCGACACCCTGAGCGCCGGTGTGATCGAGGTCAAGCTCGATCTCGTGGACATGCGGTAACCATCAACCCCTGCCGCCCCCGGGGCCGCGTTGCCCCGGGGTGCGGTAGACAACCAGTACTGAGAGACAAGGCCCCACGCCCCACAGGAGAGAGACCATGGCACGCGCCCCAGAATCACAGTTCGTCATCATGCGCGAATCCGACGGCACGATCTACGGCTTCGATCCGCGCCAGAAGGAGAACAACAAGCACACGCTCGCGCAGCCCGGTATGCGCCTTGTGCGGCTTGCAGACGTCGAGGCGGTCAAGCGTACACTCGTGGCCCCCGACCAGCTCACCAGGGACCTCCTGGCCGAACCGGAAGAAACCGCCCCGGAGGAGGAACTCCCGCCAATCACCACCCGTACCACGCCCCTGGACCACATGACCGACGACGAGCTGTCGCGGTACCTCGACGGCCGGTTCGGTGTGCTCTACGACGACGACGACAGGCCCACCCGGGGCGCGCTCATCCAGCTTCTCACCGACATGGAGGCGGGCGCCCACGAGGAACCGACGCCCCACCGGCCTGCTGAGCTCGAACGCGCCCCCGAGCCGCCCGCAATGCCGCCCGCCGGCCTCACGGTCACGGCTCCCCCCGTCCCCGAGCACCTCGAGGAGATGACCAAGGACGAGCTCCGGCTCTATGCCGCCGAGCACTTCGACGGGCACGAGTTCCCGGTCCGCGCAACCAAGCGCGAGATGCTCGGCACCATCGCGACTCTGGAGGCGGGTCCGACCGCCGGAGACGCCGAACCCGAGGAGTAACATCCGATGGACAATGTGATTCGTACCGCTGTCCGGACGCCCACGATCCCCACGGCCACGTGGACCAAGATCAGCGCCGCCAAGCCGACCAGCCGGCGCGGGCTCTGGATCTGGAACGAGGACGCGGCCAACACGTACCGCGTGGCATTCGTGCGCCCGAACGCCGCCGCCCCGACCGCGGCCACCGACGGTATGCCCCTGCGTGCCAAGGATGCGGCGGCCGGAGAGGTCGCGGGCGGAGTGATCGAGGAACTGGAGCACATCACGGTGGCGGACGTTTACGCCTACCAGGCCAGCGGCGGGGCGCTCGAAACACTCCACATCCAGGAGGCCACGTAAGAGACCATGGCCTATCACCCGAACGGCAAGCGGCCCAAGAGTACCGGATCCAGTACCGCAGAGACGGGCCGCGACAAGCTCATCAAGGCACAACTGTACGGAGGCGTGAAGTAAATGGCAGCAGGAACAGACCCAATCTTCCCGAATGTCCTCAACAACGACACCCTCCGGCTGACCATCTCAGACGGCACGGACCTGACCGATCTGTTCACCCCCGGCGCCGACGGGTCCAAGGTGACCGCGATTTCGGTGCACAGCGACGATGACACCGACATCGCCCTGTCCCTCTACTACCACGACGGAACCAACGCGCGCAAGATCGGCACGGTGACCGTCACGGACGATGGCGCCCAGGCGCTCCTGAACGCCACGGACATGCCTTGGCTGCCCGATGACCTGGCGCTCCACGTCGCGGCCGGTCACAAGCTCCAGGTTGCCGCGGCAGCCGCCATGACCACGGCCAAGGTCTGCGACATTGTGGCCTTCTCAATCGACTACTGATATCGAGGTGTGACAATGGCCGGACTCGTCCTCCCGATGCCGGGACAGATCATCATGGTTCCGAAGGTGGCAACGCCTTCGGATACTTGGCGTACCTGCCCCAATGATCCGCGCTACGAGTACCAGATCCGGCGCCGGGACCTCGCGACGACCATTGACGCCTACGTGGGACTCCTGACGCATCTCGACGGCGTGGACGCGGCGACCGAGGCCGAGGACGTGAGCGCGAACGCGCACACCATCACGTTCAACGGATCCGCGGCCATCGAGGACAGCGACGGGAAGTTCGCGCAGTGCTGCGTGTTCCCGGGCAACGGGAGCTACCTCCAGGTTGCCGATCACGCGAGTCTCGATTCCGGCACCGGGCCGTTCACGATTGAGTTCTGGGGCAAGGTCGCGACCACCTGGCCCAATATGCCCGGCGCGTTGAGCCACGGCGGATCGAGCGCCATCTCGGACGCAGACGGCTGGCGCATCAACATCAACACCGGGCACTTCGACTTCCAGTTCCGACACGACGGCGAGGGCAATGTTACCTCGACGCCCACGCTCCCCACCGGGGCATGGGTGCACTTCGCGTTCACCAGGGACAGCAGTAGCGATTGCAGGCTGTTCATCAACGGCACCCAGGTCGGATCTACCACCAACTGCACAAAGAGCGCCGACTCTTCCAGCCCGTTCCGCGTCAATTCATCCAACGACGCCGGCTACTGGGGCGGGGCATGGAGCATCGACGAGCTCAAGGTATCGGACGGGATCGCCCGGTACGTGGCCAATTTCACCCCACGCGCCAAGGCGTGGTCCTGACCCCACAAGCAAAGGAGAGCGATCAATGAGACGTGCAAGCCCGTGGAACATGCTTCTGACGATCCTGGTTCTGGTCCTCGCAGTCATGCTGACGGGATGCCCGAGCATGCGGCCGAACAACATCTACGC